GTTCTCAAGGTGCTTCAGGCATTCTGTGAGTTGAAGTTCGACGAGGTTGCTCAGATGACCTGTACTCCAACTCCATGGACAACTATGCTCAAGACTCTTCACAACTTCAACGAGAAGTTGAAGGAGGAGTATGAGATTGACATGTTAGGTGACATTGTCCTCCTCGGAGAGACATGGTTCACCTAAAGAGAGATTGCATCGCAGTAGCCAACTCTACGCTCAGTTTGGAAACTGGTCAAATTGATTTTATAAATAATATTATCCCTTTATTATAAATGAAATTGGTTATATGTTATATAACCAATTTGTATGAAAAAAAAAAAATGATTTTTTTTAAACAATTAATAATATGCCCAATTATCTCGAAAAATATTTAAAAAAACTTGAGGAGGAAACACAATATACATATGATGATATGTGGGATGGTGGAAGGTTAAAACGTACATATGTTTTGGACAAACCAATACATTTGAAGAGTTATGATGGTTCTAAATTTTCAAATAATGATAAGGAAAAACATACAAATACAGAATGTCAAATTATGAAAACATTTGTTAAACTAACAAATTTAACTAAAAAATATGACAGAAAACTCCATTTTGATGGAGCAGTTGAATATAACCCAACTCTTGAAGAAGATATCTACAGTAATGTAGATGGTCATATGGGATGTAATATGTTTTTCGACACATCATAAAATTATTTATTATAAAAAAAATTATTCATCAGTCTTAATTCCAAAATGATGTTCAATCCATTTTGAATGGGCTTCATTTGTTTTGAAGGTAATTACGAATGTTTCTGGAAAAGTAAAAAAAGATCCATTATCAAAACTTCTCAAAACAACAAGTGGGCCTTCAATTAATCCAAACAAGAAACTATCTTTTGGTTTAATAATGTCTATATGATTTTGTTGACAAAAGTTCCCTTAACATTAATGTAATCACTTTTCATTCTTCTAAATACATTTGTGGTATTTCGTTTCACAAGTTGTCTAAACATATTTAACAATAAATGTTTATAATTCTTAAAAATTTTTTTTTCAATTTTTAAATATTAATAAAAAACTCTTGATAATCAAAATCTTTTTCAAAAAATGATTCATCTTCTGGATCCCCATATTCCAATACATATGATGCAATGTTGATTGGATTTTCGATTTCATCATCTAAAATACTTTCAAGAGTTTTCGTCACACCATCTTCAACTGTTATATCTTTTATCCATATGTCACCATCCATATCTTCTTCGTAAGTTTTATTCAATAAAACACTCCAATTTTTATCTTTGTATTTGAAAACCAAGAAAATTTGGTCTTCATAACAAGAAAAATCAAAAATATCTTGGAAATTTCTCAAAAAATCATCATCTTCCTCTGGAGGATCTCCATACATTTCGCTGATATATTCATGTCTAGCAATATCATAAATTTCATAAGGATCGGTGACAGCTTCATCAAAAATATCTCCAAATTTGCGAATTACTTCACTATGTTTACCATTAACTTCACCAAGATACATCTCAGTTTGTTCATAATATGGATCATCTTGTATCAAATCCCAATACTTTTTATCAATTAGTTTATTATCTGACCAGTTGCCTCCTCTCCAAAAATCACAAGACATTCTGATTAACACTTTGTCTTTATATTTCGAAACATCTGGGCAAAAAACTGTTTTTAAAGTCTTACGCAAAGGTAATTTACCAGTTTTTTCAAATCTTTTTTGAATAAAATTATATATATCATCTATTTGGTCTGGACTCAACATACTCAATTGTAAGAGTAAATATTTATATGGTTTTATAAAAATCAATTTTTAGCCTTTCAGAGAAAAAAAATTGATTTATTATTTTCAACAAGTAATGCTATTTCACTTTACACATCATGTATAAAATTTATGACGCTGATGTTTATTACGGATTTTTTATTGAACTTAAAGATCTTATTCCGTTCATGGATGAAGATTGGCAAAAAGAGTACAATGAAATGTTGAAAATCGAAGATGAAGTTGAACGTGCTGATGAAAAGTACAGACTCGTTGATGATTACTTAGCTGGTAGTACTCCTCTTGAAAAAGATGATGTAAAATACGATGTTCAAATTTTACCAATAGATATGTACAAATTTTATGATATTGATTATGATAAAAAAAAAGATGTTCTCGTTATTGGTATCCTTTATGAACACTTGAAAAATCCATCTGTTCTAGATTTAATGTATCCATTTCGACAAGAATATCAGGACAAATTACATGATATATACTCATTTAGCAAAAAATTTGGAAATATCATAACTCTTTTCGGAGAAAAAATTCTCCAAGAAGCACAAGTTATTGTTGTTTTTGAACAATCATAAAAAAATATTATAAATCAAAAAATTATTCTTGAACATTTAGAAGATTACCACTTAAATTTTGAACATTATCATAAAGTACTCTACTAATTGTGACTGTTCCTTCCTTTTTACTTTTCGCTTTGGAAACCAAATCAGAAAAAAGACGGAACGAACTTTTTTCATCAACTCCCACAAAATCAGGTGTCGAGAACATCTCCATCAACATACGTGCCTGTTCATATTTCAAACAACAAACAATCGCTTTTTCACAATTACTATCAATCTTCACCGTAATCTTTTCATTAGACATAATCAAAAGATATTATATCTATATTCCATTAAAAAAAAAAATCATTTTTTTTTTATTGAATAAAAAAGGCATAAAACATCAATATGAGAAACCATATAATATTATATGATATCCATACATTCATCATTAAAACGATTCCAATTGGTGAAAAAGCTTGGTATTGACTTGGATCAGGTTCAATAAAAGAAGTAATAAAACCTCCTAAACTAAATGATGTAATAAATAAAATAATATTAATCACATTAATTACTTCTTCAGATGTAGAATTATGTAAAAATTGTAAGTCAGACATACCAATTATGTATAAAACAAATCTTATACATAATTATTTTCAATTTTTTTGTGGGGGTAACCCCCCGCTGGCCCCCTTTTTCGCTCACGATGTTCGCGGTACAAATCAGTGAACAAATTAGTGAACCGAATTTATACCACAAGTCGAAGACGAGCGAGCGTAGAGTTCAAAAGAGAGAGGCACTCTCTCTTTGTCTCTTTATTTTTTAGTCTTCTTCAATTGTTTCTTTAACTTTTCTATCTCTTTTTGTTGATTTTCCATTGCTATTTTCTGTTTTGTAAAAACCTCATTTGAATATTGAATGGTTTCTTCCAACTTTTTAGTTACAATATCTTCTTTACTTAATTTTCTGAAAAATCTGGTTGCATGAACAGGTTTACCCTTACCATCAAAACTGTATCTTTGAGCGGAAAACGTTTTACCACCCTTTCCCTTCAAAACGACATATTGATCTTTTACAACCATAAGAAGCCCTCCAAATCTGAAGAGTTCTTTCTTATTTTTTTTGTCCCAACTTAAATACCTAAGATGAGTACCCATTGGAACATAACACAACTCATCTTGACTGACTTCAACGTAATTTTGTAACTTTGCTTCAATATCCTTCTTGTTTTGCATTGTTTGTGTTACGGTTTTCTTTGGTCTTTTGTATTCACTTTCAATTAATCTACCATTAGACGAAATAACTGTTGTTCTCGACATTTGTATATATATTAATTCGGATATTTTTTAAATCAGAGAACGGGCGTACTTAACTTTATCTATAAAAGTTTTGAATTGTGTTGGCTCTATAACACCTTGAGTACGTGTATTTCCGAACAGATTACGATCTAATGTAACTGGCTTTTCAATATAGCTTATACCTTGAGTTGTAGCAACTATTGTTTGAATCGGATTGTCATTATTATCAGAATATCCTGTATATAAATTTCCTAACTTAATATGACTTAAACTTGACAATTTAACTTTAGTATTTACTGGTTCAAACATAATGAGGTGTAGACCGAAGCTGTAATATAACTCCTCGATTAAATCCAAATCGCAATTGTCCATTCTCATTATAACATATTGGAATCTTGCTGATACATATCTTACAAATTCTCTATCATTAATTTTTTCAACTGGAATCTCACAAATATAAGTATGTTGACTGGCCATATCAACCGCATCATAATCATAACAAGATGCATACAAACTAATTCCTAAACTATTCGCATATTTGAAAATATCCTTATAATCACTCGCCATCACAAGCGAATCTGATAATTCGAAAAGTGAATCAAAAGTATCTGGAAAAGAAATGGCATCAAATTTAGCAAAATTGAAACCACTCTCCTTCGCAAATTTCAAAAGCAGTTTAGTAGATTTTACATCAGTGATCTGTCCCACATTGGCAATAAACTCTAACATGATATACTAAATTACATATTTTTTATATATGGTTCAAACAAATCTTTTCTCTTTTTCTTCAAGTTCTTTGGAACTCAACTATTATTCTAAATAGGAGTTACACAGTTCACCATCATTACAGCCAAAAAATTTATTTTTCTTAATATACATATTAACTATTAATTGATGAGTTTATTCCAATTTGGGATTAAACCCTCCTCACCCTCCAGATTGCTTTGAAGATGATGAAGGAAAAGATAAGGCTTGTCCTCACCCACCAGATTGGGAATTATTCTTGTTGTTCTTGTTTTTATTACTTCCCCCCAGACTACTGAGAGGAATCATACCTCACCCACCAGATTGCTTCTTGGTCTTGTTGTTTTTGGTTCTCTTCTTAGTTGGTCCTGTAAGGAATCTCCATTTCCATGTTCCGCCCTTCTGGAGAACGTAACCAGCTGTAGCTCCGTTTTTTAATGTTCTAACATTCTTTGTTTTCATTTATAATATGTATTAGATTTTTTACTCTAAATACTCAACACTCAACATCAGGCAAACGAGTTGTGTATGTAGCGGTTACAAAAGATGGTCTTCCCAAATAATCATTCAGAAGACTACTCCTTTGTTCATACCACTCGTAATAATCATCTTTATCAAAATTGTGAATATTCTCCTCATTATCTTCAATCCAATTTCGCCCCAATCCGTAATACCTGTAGAAATAATCACTAAGATAAATATCTACATTGTCTTTCTCAGAAATACGTTCTGGAATTCGATCTGTATTTTTGAATCGATGAAGAACATCACGTTCACAAGGATGATTTGTAATAACTAAATTTTCTAGATTTGGAAAAACATTTGGATTAACATTGTAATAAGTAAAATTTTTCTCACAATTATGAAAAATAGCAGTCTTAACATTACTATAATTATCTAGCAAAAAGCTGTCTTCACCTTGATTAAAAAGCATATTCTTATTCTGAAAAACCTTCTGATCCTTTCTCTCTTTACCACGGAAGTGACCAGTCAATTCATGATTACCATTCCTAAAATCGATAAATCCAAATCTTTCAGTTGGAAAAACTTCACTAATACGTGAAGGCGTTGGCAATTCCATATCCATAAACTTTTGCATATGTTTACCACTGGCTTCAACTGCTTTCATAAATTCTTTAATGGGTACTAGTCTCATCATATTTGATTGTTGATTGATAAAGGTCTCCTAATTTAATTTTCATTTTTTTCAAATTTAAAAGGATATAATATTAGAGTATTATGTCGGATGAATTAGTTTGTCAACGATGTTTAAAAAAGTTTACAACAAAATCGAACCTCAAAAGACACTTATCAAGTAAAAAGAACAAATGTAAATTACGTGGTGTCAAAGTTTCCAACAAAAGAATGTTAAACCAATTGAAAAGAAAAACAAACGGTTACGCTTGCAAGAAATGTAATAAAAAATTCAAATATAAAGCCAATTACGATAAACATAACTGCTCCGATTTCTCCTCTTCTTCATTGAAAGGTGGTGGTGGTATAAATGGATTATCCAAAAGACTAAGTGAACAAAAAGAAATGCTCAACTATTTAGTCAAAACTTACGAAAATAATAGCAATAACAACGTGGCTATGACTAAAGTTATAAATCATGTTAACAACACAATGAATATCATGAATCAAAACAATATTAACATAACTATTAACGATTTTGGCAAAGAAGATGTTTCCCACATCACAAATCAATTCATATTAAACATTATATCAAAAATGAATAGATCATCTTTATTAAGATACATAAAAGCAGTTCATTGTGACAATCCATATAATTTGAATATTATTTTACCAAATACTACACAGAAATTGGTGCTTATCTGGAAAAATGGCCAATGGATATTGGATAATAAAAAAACGGTGTTGGATGGAATGATTGTTAAGAATTTTGATAGAATTAATGACATTTACGAAAGTATAGAAGATCAACTCCCAAAAGCTATTCAGGAGGGTTATACAGATTATGCGGATGCTTTTGATCGGGATGATAAAGAGAGACAAGAGATTCAGAAAGGTGCAGAATATCTACTTAGCAAATTCGCCAGAAAAAAACTAATAAAAGGTCGTCACCAATAATTTATTTTTATTTTTATTTATAATATATGGTTTCAATTATAAAGAAAGAAACTTATGATTTCACAGCATTTTACCTATACGTAATGAGCAAATACTTTTTGAATGAATTATTACCATATTGCGACGCAATGAGTGACAATATTTGCTACACTGTTATGATGGCATATCTAGCAAATATTCATTATAAATCGTCAAAATATCTTGAGTTAACTTGTCATTTGACACAATCTAGCAATTAAACCATTCAATTGTAACTTAGTTGTTAAACCATTAGCAATACGAATATGCACAACTCCAATCTCTTTCATATATTTCAATTTCAGATCCTCTTGTAACTTGTGTTTAGACAAAACCTTAAACAACATATCAACAATATCCGAAATTGAATACCCCTCATCACACACATCCATCATAGTTGAGCAAGCATCATCAATATCACCTTTAATACAAGACTCTAAAATACCCTGTATAACCAATAAAGGCGGTTGATCAACAATCTTAAACACATTAGTATCATTAACAATACCAAATCCTGCTTTAGTCGCTTCCAAAGAATTCATCGCATTTCGCATATCTCCTTCAGATGTAAAAACAATAGCTTCCAATCCACTATTTGTTATTTTGATATTTTCGATGAGGGCTACTTCATGAACTCTTTTTGCTATTTGAATATCATCAAGATGAACATATCTCAAAATTGCACAACGCGATTGGATTGCTTCTATAATTTTATTTGAATAATTACAAGCCAATGCAAATCTTGTTGTATCAGAATACAACTCCATAGTGCGACGTAAAGCTTGTTGTGCAGCTTTTGTCATGTGATCAGCTTCATCAAGAATAACGATTTTATGTCTTCCCTTTGGTAACGTTACTTTTTTCTGTGCGAACATTTTAATTTTATTACGCACAATATCAATACCACGATCATCAGAAGCGTTCAACTCCATAACTGCTCCTTTGAAAGATTCACCCAACAGTTCATGTGCTAGACAATGAATACTCGTTGTTTTTCCCGTTCCAGGTGGCCCTGACAAAATGAGATTGGGTACATTTCCTTGTTCAGCAATCATTTTAAGTCTTTCCACTGCGGATTGGTTACCCACAATGTCATTTATGCTTTTTGGTCGATACTTTTCAACAAAAGGTTTGTCCATAATTTTAAGACCACAATTTGTCACCATAGTTGTTAATCTCTTTTACTTTTTAAACAAGTTCATCTTAATAAAATCACTTTTTATTTTTTATTTATTGGGATGGGAATAGATAAAATGAATATCAGGATTGTGTTGTTGCTCTTCTAATTTCACGATTTTGAAATTATTTTTAACAAAACCCTCCAAAGTTCTCCTCAAATTATCTGTTTTACGATATTTGAAAAAAACAATGTGATTTTCTAAACCGACGTAAATATTTCTTCCAGCCCATGTTAAATTCATCATATCTTTATCTTCATCTGTAAATTTGACAAATTTTGCTCGTTTTGCCTTTGTATTTGTAGTATCTCTCACATATCTCACTATTGTTCCTTCTTCTAATTCATGAATGTTTTCAGTTGTTAAGAGTTTGTGATCATGTGCTAATTCTTCTTTTAATTCATCTGTTACAACTTCATATGGAATTTCTTCCATTGATTTATAGGGTAAATATTCTTTTAACGACATATATATTTATTTATTAAAAAAATAAATTTGTTTGACCACAATTAATAAAAATCGAAAAGATTAATATTAGATATTTCGTGGATTATTATTTAATATGAGCGAAGTAGAAAAAGGTTTTGTTATTCGCAGGGACTTACATCCATATAATATTGATATTCCCCATTATGGAGGGGTTGCTCATTCCGCTTGGTTATTAAAGACCACGAATGGTTGGAAAATATTGGAATATGGAGTTGAGAGTAATCCAAACGGTGTTACATTACGTAACATTAATATTAACAGACAGAGTGATGATTTTACCAAATTTACAGATGGTAATTTTACTTGGACAAAGCAAAAATATGGATCATCGTTGATAGATAGGGATTGTCCTGTCACAGATAATAAAAAATGGAGAACTGTCAATAGGGTATCTCTTTTGTAGATATCATGGATGGTATCAAAAACTACAACAAAAATCTCTATAATTTTTGCAAGGAATTACATCGAGACATCACCATCAAATTCAATCACAATCCGTCGAAATATTTCGACCAACATGAGAGAATTACTCAAATGATGAGCAATATTCAAGATATCAATCAAACGGTGTCTGATTATGCGAATCAAATGGTTGATTTCAAGACTATTTTCATGGACAATTTTATTAAAATTGCGGGGAGAATTAAAGATGACGGAGTTACCGATTCTCATCTTTGTAAACTAAAGGATACAACGAGGGATATGATGGCTCATGTTTATGATTACAACGTGAATCGTCTTACGAATTCAAGGTGATTGTCACAAACGAATTCAAAGTATTTTAAAGATTTATAAATTATGGAATGTGATTATGATGATTATATTTAATTTGCTTTTCTGGACATTTGTTTACAGGGTGTCTAGGTATATGTCACATGGATCTGAGAGGACTTTTTTGAAGGATTGGTCAAGTAAAAAGGATTCAAGAATGTTGTCATTTTATGTTGTTTCGACTGTTCATTCACTTATTATGTCAACGTTTCCGCTTTATTATTTGTATCATTCTGGTGATTATGATTTGGTGAAACCTTTTGAGCATAATCAGATAATGTTGGTTGATTTGGCTTTGAGTTATTTTTTGTGGGATTTGTATTATGTTTATTTACATAATGATTATATGTATTTGGTTCATCATACACTTGGTATGATTTATATGATTGTTTTCAAGAATTTCCCATTGGCTAATTTATTTATGGTTTCTATTTTTTTGCCAGAAGTTACAACACCTATTTTGAATTTATGGACGTTGGGAAAGATGAAGAAATATTCATATTTTGATAATATCAATAGATTCTTTACGTTCTTTTACATTTTTGTACGTGTTTTTATGATTATTACTTTTAACATTTATGCATTTATGGAGTTGTATGATTCTGATCATATTCCACAGAGTGTAACTTTGTTTTTGTTGGCTGTTACATGTTTTTATTGTTTTGGTAATATTATGTGGAGTCGAAAACTGTTACGTGGTTATAAAAAATGGTCTGCGAGCAAAAGTGAGCAATCTGGATCAACAAGCAGAAGCGACTGATCCGTTACTACTTTCGTAGTGATGGTTTTGATGCCTCCTCTCAATAACATTTTTTTCGGTTAACTTCAAGAAATTCTTACGTCTGTTTTCTAAGAAAGAACTAAGAAATTCTTTCTTTTTTTTCTTTTCTTCTGGAAGTACCATCAAATCCAGAACAATAAGTTCTAATACAATCCTTCGTTTTCTTTCATAAAGAAAGTCTTCATATGAACCTGTCGTGGTCATGGTAGTATGTAGGAAAGTAATAAATATTCTGTTAAAAAAAAATCAATTTTTTTCGGTGGTGAAAAAAAAAAATGATTTAAAATTTGACTTGTTATAATAATAATAACTATGAGTATGGCAGCTAAAAGACGATTACAAAAAGAGTATAAAGACTTTATTAAAGATCCTCCAGCAAATTGTTCAGGAGGTCCTGTAGACGATGATATTTTTAAATGGAAATTTATTCTTGCTGGCCCGAAAGATTCAGCATACGAAAATGGTATTTTTGAGCTGTCCGCAGCCATTCCACCAGATTATCCATTTAAGCCGCCACAAGTGAAATTCAAAACAAAAATTTACCATATGAATATTAATGATTCTGGTTATATTTGTCTTGATATCTTAAAAGAAAATTGGTCACCAGCTTTGACCCTGAGTAAACTATGCCTATCGGTTTTGTCTTTACTTACCGATCCAAATCCTGATGATCCATTGGTACCAGAATACGCTGATCTGTATAAGAGAAACAAAACCTTGTATCTAGCCAAGGCACGCGAATGGACTCAGACCTTCGCCTAAGGGCGGGGGCAACCCCCGCTAGCCCCCTTTTTCCGTCTGCCCACTTCGTGGTCAACGGGTCAAACTGGGACGTTATTTGTTTATAATATATTCTCCGTTTCGCACGGAGTGCGAAGACGGTAAGGGGGTCAGCGGGGGATATCCTCCGCATTTATAATATATTCTCCAATTTGTACCTGCCGAAGGCAGTAAGGGGGGGTCAGTGGGGGATATCCTCCGCATTTATAATATATTCACCAATTTGTACCTGCCGAAGGCAGTAAGGGGGTCAGCGGGGGATATCCTCCGCATTTATAATATATTCTCCAATTTGTACCTGCCGAAGGCAGTAAGGGGGTCAGCGGGGGATATCCTCCGCATTTATAATATATTCTCCAATTTGTACCTACCGAAGGCAGTAAGGGGGTCAGCGGGGGATATCCTCCGCGGGGTTAGCGGGAGTTATCCCCCGCCTCGCCATGAGACAATGAGATCGTATCGGTCGCCACTTTTCTTGATAAAAAGTCGGAACATTTTCTCAGTATCTTCACTGCCTTCGTTTACGAAATCGGCTAGGCGTGACTTGAGATTTCCTTTGTCACAAAGATCCTTAATCCAAACTCCATTGAATTTGGAAACGCCGACGGACTTAGGATCGTCCCTGTTTTTTACGAACTTCCAGTTGTGAATTGAAGCGGTCTTAAATCCACGACTTGCTTCTGAACGGATTTTCTCCTTCATCGTTTTAGAAATCTTATCAAAAGCCATATCTTCTGCCTTTTGATACTTCTTCTTATTCCTTTCTTCCTTATCTCCTTGAGAATTAGAACTCAATTTACTAACTTCCTCGAAAAAACTCATAATTTAATATCACAAAAAAACATTCCTCATAAAAAAAAAATCAATTTTTAAAGAGAGAGTGCCTCGCCAGCCTGAAAGGCTGGTGATCGGGGCGAAGCCCGACTCTCTTTTGAACTCTACGCTCGCTCGTCTTCGACTTGCGGTACAAATTGGTTATAAGATTGGTTATAATTTGTATCGCGAGTCTAAGACGAGCGAGCGTAGGGTTCGGCGAAGCCGATCGCCATCAGGCGACAAAAGGGAGATACAATCTCCCTTTAGTTTAAGCCGTAGTTGGTGAACGGTACTGGGGTTATTTTGGGATGAGTTGTTGCGAGATGTTTGTGAACACCACAATAATACCCATATTCTTCTTTAGCTTTATTCTTACAATGTGCTTTTCCTTTCTTCAACTTTGCCCAACATTTAGTAGTGTTCGTGTTCGAACTGGAACTGGCAGCATTCGTATTGCTTGTCGTTTTAGGATGAGTTTCTGCCCATTTCTTGTGAATACCACAATAATGACCATATTCTTCCTTGCTTTTGTTGGTACAAATTCCTCCCCATTTAAGGGTTGCATTACATGTCAATGTACTTGCTGTTTGAGTGAATGATGATTTCTTAGATTTAACATGAATCTTCTTCTTTTTCTTAAGTAACGGTGGCTTAGGTTTTTGTCCATGAATATCGACAATAAACTTTTCACCATCACGTTGACGAAGATATCCGCTCTTTTTTGAGCAAGTCGGACACTGATTTTTTTTAAGATAAAAACTTTCTCCACCTTTTTTTTTAGTATCCTTTAAAAGTTGTTGAAACCATCCCAAAATACATTCGTAGCAATATTCATGACCACAATTTAATTTTTCGATTTCATCTTCATTTTCTAAATCGTCTAAACAATCTCCACAGATGTTACAAATTCGATCAGACATATTGTTTTATCTATTTAAAATAAACACTAATTTTTTAAATTCATATTTTTTTTTTTATTTTATATTATAGAATATGCCTTATAAAATAAAAAGGATTAAAAAAAGAACTAAAAAACAAAAAGGAGGTAGCATTGGAACAGACGGCACAGTAAGTACTCTAATTAATGACATTACCGAACTTGCCACCCAAACAATTACAACTGTTACTGATACAGCAGATTTAATCGACTATGTTATGAATATTGATACAGATCTTGGTCAAACATACTCACCAACTGAAGTTAACGCACCCGGAAATAATCTTACCACCGCAACTTAATTTTCCTCATTTAGCTCATCACTTTCATCGCTTTCATTACTTTAATCACTTTCATCGCTTTCATTACTTTCATCGCTTTCATCGCTTTCATCGCTTTCATTGCTTTCATTGCTTTCATCACTTTCATCGCTTTCATTACTTTCATCGCTTTCATCGCTTTCATCGCTTTCATTACTTTAATCACTTTCATCGCTTTCATTACTTTCATCGCTTTCATCGCTTTCATCGCTTTCATTGCTTTCATTGCTTTCATCACTTTCATCGCTTCCATTACTTTCATCGCTTTCATCGCTTTCATCGCTTTCATTGCTTTCATTTAACTCATTTTCTTCATTATTTTCATTTTCTTCTGTTCCTTCTAAAAGATTAACCAAAGTTTTATTGATTTGATCATTCTTTTTCATATCTAAATCTGCTTTTAATAAACAGATATAGGAATTAATATAATATGTTTGGCAGTTGTTATATAAAGAACTCAAAACATCTCTTGTTTTCTTAGATAATAATGTAACAACGCTATTATTTAATTGATTATTTGTTTCCAATTCATTCAAAATGTCTAAAAGCAAATTTAAACTATTCATATAGGAATTCTTTAACATTTCATAGTTCTGTCTGTACATTTTATTATACAAATATTCACTATTGAGTAGTGACTCTTTCTCCATTTCTGTTAAAATTTTATAATAACCACCTTTATCATTACAATCTTTCTCATTTGTAACATTCACATAATTTTTAATACTTTTTAACAATTCTGATCTTGTCAATTTATTAACCTCATCCAAACCTCCCGAAGGAATACATAACTTACCTTCACTTAAATTCTGGAATCTATCATAACAAAATCCTTTAATGTTATTATTTTTATCCTTATAAGGCATTGCACTCAAGATTGCAGCGATGACATTAAATCTTACCATATAATGCTCAGAAATCTTCTTACATAAAACTGCTTTACTCTCTGGTGTAGAATTGTTTTTATTTTTGTTTTCGTTTTCTAAACTTTCAATCTCAGCTTCCAAAACTTCCTCTTTCAACAAATCATTATCCAAATTCTCGATTCTATTCCTCAATTTATTCTCCTTTCCTTGGTAATTCTTATTGTTATTTTCTTTAGAATTGTCTTCGTTATTATTTGTTAAAATATCATCTTCCTCATTTTTGTATTCATCATCAGAATTTATTTTTCCACTAACAATATCACTTAATCTCTTCTTCAATCCTTCAATTTCTTCTTGATTGTACTTTTCATTTTTCTTCTGATTATTCTCCGTTCCTTTTGGTAAATTATTCTTTCTTTGGGAGTTCTTTTTATTGTTTTTATTGTTTTTATTATTTTTATTGTTTGGTGTATTATCGTTATTGTTAGACCAAAATCCTGATCCGTCATTATTATTATTGTTATTTGCTCCTCCTGATTGGTTGTTATTAATTTTGCTGTGTAAAAGTTCTTCTTTTATTTTACCACTAATGAAAGAAATCTTTTCTCCCTCAGAAAGATCTTTTACATATTTTTTTGTAAAATCGACTTCTTCACCTTCCTTGAGATAATCTGTTAATTCTTCATTTAAACTTTCAACAACAAATTTATCATTCTTGTGAACATCATAACTCATAAAAACCCTGATCTTCTTTGGTACATTTGTTTTTTCCAATTTAGCATTAACTTCCTTCAAAACTTCCATATCCAATTCACTTAATCTATCTTCCATAACAAATGATAATTTCTTGCAAAAATCTTTATTGAGAAAATCTCTTTTGTAAATCCTAACAAGAGCTTTACATTTATCCAAAATATTTGTTTGAATAGAATCAACACTTACAACAACTTGTTCAGGAGTGTTGTTATTTTTGGGTTGTTGGTCTTGAGATTGATTTGCACCCATTATATATATATAAAAAGAAGAAATAAAATTCTAATTTTTGATCTTAGTCAAATAAACATAAAATTTCTCAAAAGCCGTATAATAGTATATACCCTCTGTAAAAACAGTGGAAGATTTACTGACTATATATTTTATAGCCATCTCTAGAGTAACCTTACCATATCTCATCATATAACCAACCAAAACGGATGGTGCACGTTGCCTTCCATCAGAACAAAAAATAAGAATTGGCTTAAAATTATTATTCTTCTTCTTCACAAACTCCGTCACATCAGGCAAATAATCAAACATATCAACATTATCCCTAGCACTATTATTGGGATCTATCTCATTCAGAGGAATTCTTATCTTCTCATAATTAAAATCTTTAAATTCAGGATGGGGAAACTTTTTTGTTACATTTATTATACATTTTATACCTTTACTCAAGAGGAAAGGAAGATTGTTTGCATCAGCTTTATTACCCATCCAAATATTTGGTAATATCTCACAAACCATATTGATTAAATATAACAAAAAATTTAATAAAAAAAATCGCGCAAAAAAAAAAAAAATTAAACAAAA